CTTCTTCAAACGTAATAAGAAATGTTGGTATGGTTGTGTATCGTATCGGCTGGGTATCGTTTCCTGGCTGTATCAGCATAACCGCTGTACCGATAGCTAGTTCCAGTAAAAATTCACCCATCGACATATCGAAATCGGACTGCCTCATACAATCAAACATTTTTTCGGTATAGCTATCGAGTATCTGCATGACCTCTATCGCTTTTTCTGGCGGTATACTGTCTCCAGGAACAAGCCGACACCATTCACGCTGGGTTGGAAATATGTTTGCCTGTAGTCGGTTTGCGAATCGTTGTGTGGACTGGATAGCGGTACTATCGAATATCGCTTGCATTTTATTCTGCCCAGGCGCGTTACTCTCGTAGTACCCATCGTACAAATTTCTCATGGGAAGGGCATACTTATACGCATCCTCGTAGACAGAACGCCAATGGTCTTTGTGACTTACGGACCTCTCATATTTCTTTTTTAATTCGGTTGGTGATAGTTTCATGCTTTATGCCTATTCGCAAAATTTCTAGCTGCCTCTGGACTGTTAAACCCCCATCCTCTGCCAGCTAATGCGTATCTAGTGGGCGTTCCGTCTTTGTTTTTCATTGGGTGGTTCATGCCAGCCCATCTCGCTGCAAATGAAATACGTCTTGGATCAGTTCCTTTTTTTAATGGGCGCTTGAGGTTTGAGCCTTCTTTTTTTTTAAAATGTTTTCTGCCAGCCTCGTTCAAACCACCTTTTGGATTTTGAAACCGTTTAGCTACCATACTTCTTTTTCATTTTGCTTTTAGCAGAATTATTCATGGACATATCGAGCTTACCGCCAATGGTTTTGGCAAAGTTTTTTGCTTGCTCAATGCCATCTTTTGTGTAGGGAAATGTTTTTTTCTTCATTCCTTGTTTGGTTTTATACATAACTCCAGGCATTTACTGTCCTTCCTTAGTTTTTTTACGTGGATTGCGTTTATATTTTTTTGCCATTAGTTACTACTCCCAGCACCTAAGTTTCGTTTTTTGCGTTGTTCAGCTAGTTGTTTTAGAGTTTCGTTCATATCACGCGGATTTCTGCCAGCGCCCAGACCTCTATCTGGCGCTTCAATGCCAGTAGCTGGATTATCTCTGTCAGTCATGAATAAAAGATTGTTACCGCCCTTACTTTGTGCGTTGCGTCTACTAGCGATAGACCGTTTCTGGGCATTTTCCTGTTCTTTTGCTTTTCGCTCTCTTGCTCTAACTGCATCCTGTTCTGCTTTACTAGGTCCACTAGAGCCACCGCCACCACCGAATATACCACCCATGTTACTCAAACACCCTTCCATAGATAAAATAATCAAGTTTATCAGGCCCAAATTTTTTTAGACGACCTTCATTTGTAAAGTAACATGCTTCTATCCATTTAATCGCTAACACATTCAACGCACATACATAGCACTGATAGCGCCACAATTTCAGTTTGATAGCGGAATACCGTAAAAATCGATGTGTTGTTCTATGAAAATGGAACTTGTGGTCGTGTAGGTGTGTTGTTGCCACCATAAAAATGTCAGCAACGCCAGTCCATAGAGGATACACACCAACTATCATAATCACCGTATTGCCATACAGGGCTGTAAAGGTCAGACCATCTATGTGTTTTTCATCTATAAAATTTATCTCAAACGAATTTATCAGTTGTTTATCAATATCTCGCAGACTGGCATTCTGCAAATGAGAGGGATTGTAGTATTCAAATCGGTATTTACTGGTATTGAGCCCGATTTGTGTTTGCAGTTCGCTAGCCGTAAACATTAAAATCCTGTTTGGCGATATAAAAACCACGATAATGCGTACCGCGCTTGCCCTTTGTCAAAGAGTGATGCTCTCCACCGCCTAGCAAACAATAGCCTGTAGCATCGCCAATATGTGAGTGTTCGTTTTTATTGGGTACATCTTTGAATCGCTCATGCCCAGCGCCTACTGCCACACGTTTAAAATGGTATCCACCAGCAAGCGCTTTGCGAATACGCACACATTTTCGGTCTACTAAAAATCCAGGTTTGCCATTTATCAGTCTGCCCATAGGGGCAGCCAGCGCCTCGCGTCTTACTTTGAAATCGTTTGAGGCTGTAGGTCTGGCAAGTAGCCCATGTGTTCGCAAATGGTCAAATGCGGTTGTCTCATATATCGCATCTCTGGCAACACCAGCTGGGTCACCCCATATGGATAAATTAAATTTTGGAAAACGACTTTCGATTTCCTGATTAAGTATGGTTGCAAATCTTTCCAGACCCATCGAAAAGGTAACCAGTTCGTGTAATACATGCCATGTGCCAGACGGCATACGCTGGGCAAAGGTGGCAGCTGGGGTCAATCCAAAGTCTAATCCGATGTGAAGCATAACATCAGGGTCAGGCTCAAGGTCAGTAGACATAAGATTATCGTCATATTCCGACCATACTGGTTTGCCTTCTTGGACGTAGGTGTAGCGCCCTTGCGCGTAGCAACGTATCCAGTCAAGATTCTTGCCACCCAGTAATTGGTCATAGTAACCCTCCACTAAATTATTTAAATTTTCTGCTTTCGGATTTGTTTTCCACCAGCGATTTGCACTAAACACATAGCCTTGTGCTTCTGGCATATCGTCAGGTATTTCACTTTTATCGCACTCTAATACGCCACCAGGTTGCTTAAAAAACTTCCAAGCAAATTTTCCTGACGGTCGTTCTTTTTCTGCTAATCGATACCAGTAATGGTCATCATCGGGTGGGTTGGTATCCATAATCACGCCTCGATAGGTCGGACCTCCATCAGCCTTGGTCGGATAGCGCCCCACTCTGTGTGTCAATCCATCGACAACTGCCTTTGGCAACTCCCTTGCTTCATTGACCCATGCTGCGGTAAGCTCCAAGGATAACAGTTTTCGTTGGTCTTTAGGCTGGTCAAGCGCTAAAAAAATAACTTCCATATCAATGCCAGCGGCATTTCCGCGACTAGGCAATTTCAAATGATGGGTGATAGGGGGTGACCAGTGGACATTACCCCAGACATGCTCTGGAAATAACTCAAGCCATGTTTTTAACGTGGTGGTTTTCAACATCGGATAGCTGTTACGGACAATCGCAAACCGCGAATACTTAATGCCATCTCTGGGAGAGGGCTTTTGCTGAACAGCAATCTTGAATAATTCGGCACAACAGGCATAGGATTTACCACTACCGACAGGCCCCATGATACCTTTTACAAAATGTTTATCCTGTAAGAACTTCCAGATAGTAGGGGATTGCTGAAAGTTTAATTTTAATGCTGGGATTTCATTTGTTTCCATCAGGACCTACCATTGTTACCTCTACAACACTTGGTTTATCGCTCTCACGTTCACGATCTAAAATACCAGAACCCTTTGCTAGCATCTGAAACACACGCACCTTATCCACCATTTCTAAATCCAGACCGCCATTGATAACGCGAATACGTTTTATGGCTGCAAGGGCATGTGCTGGTATCTCGTCTGGTGTCTTGACCGTGACATTTCCTTCTTTATCCCAGCTAACAATGTCCGTAATGCTGGCAGAACCGATGCCCATAAGCTCAGAAGCTATCGCCTCACGGTTCTCAAAAATTAAATCTGACCCTTTTAGGCGCCTGGATATTTCCCTGACACCACCTAGACCACTTACTTTTGGAACTTTACGCGCCATTCTAACTCCCTGTATCCATCGGATGACACTCTGCTAGCATTCGGTAAAACTGATTATTAATAACTGGTTTCCACATACCCTCATCAATCAAGTACGCGCATTGGTCTTCTGTCATAGCTTGCTGTAATGCTAGCTGATTGCCTAAATACACCCAGTCAAAACCGTTAAAACCCCACATACTGATAACCAGCACGTAGGCGATTTCGACTGTATGGTGTACCTCAAACATTTATCTTGGGTATCCTTGCTGATACGGCTGTTGTACTGGCTGTTGCTGTACTTGTTGTTGCTGGTTAGTTTCGTTCTCGAATACATTCAGACGCACCTTCAAGCTCCCATCATCTTGCAGCTGGGGAAAAGGGGTAGCATTCAACTCAATAGCCGTTACTTTACCTGTTTTATCATCTGTAAAAGCCGTGCCTAGCTTCTGCCAGAAGTGACCTTTATCTCCATTACTTTTTGTAAATAATATTTTTTGTGATACATTTAGTCTTGACATATTTGCCTCCTGTCAAATTGGAAAATAGTTTTGTGGTACACACCGCACACCATCACGACCCCCAGGGGGGCAAGGTCGATGTTTTGTTTTGACCCCTGATAATTACAAATCCTAGACGACCGTTTAGATTTTGTAAATCTTAGATATTCGTAGCCCTTTGACTGTATCATTCACTAATTCTTCTACACTCATTTCTGTTACTTCCTTCTTCTCTTTGAAGCTATCCTTATAGAATGCAAGAGAGAAGGGTGGACGTTTCATTTGTTTCTTATGCCAGCGTAATGAACTGGTGACCTTCTTGTCGAACTGTTGCAATGTTACACCAGCCTCTACCATATCGATTGCAATGTTGATTTGTCTCTCATCCCATCGCCAGTTTCCACGACTTTCGAGTATGGTATCGCACTTGTGTGCGTAGCACTCACATAACTTTATAGCTAAATCTCTACTAGTATTCTTATTAGTTAATGCTAATGAGTTACATACAACTTCATTAGGTTGTGCGCTTATACAACCTGATTGGGTTGTGTGCTTGTCATTATTTGAAAAGTTATCCACAGGCTCTACCGTGTTGCACTGTGCCACATGGTCAATAGTATTCTGAGCCTCTTCACGTTGTTTATTTTCATCCATTGCTAGCTCCATAGAATGCAGTTCGTCTACCGTTATTGCTGGGTCATATACAATGCGATACAGGCTCGTCTTATTCTTCTTGCGTAGTGATGAGCCTTTACGCAGTATTTCGACATAGCCGTATTCAACCAGTAGTTTTATGTGTTTGCTGATAGCTTGCTGGGATTTGCCCAGACGTTTCGATAACAGAGCTTGTGAAGGAAAGCACATACCACTGTAACTGTTTGCGTAGGAACATAGCGCCATCAATATAATGAGTGTTTGAGGTCGTTTGTGTAGCCGTGCATCGTTACAAGCGCGACTGGGCATAATCGTATAGCCAGACGGTGCTAGTTCCTCGCCAGTCATATGCTCAGTTGGCACGTTTAGTATCTCCTGACGCGCCTGTTTAATACGTTCTACCCTCTCATTTTTGGGTAGAGAGTTTGTGTTGCTCATATCGTTCATGTCGTGCAATGATACTCTGTATTCTCTCTTCTACTTTTATCAGCATGTTACGTACTTTATCGGTCAGCTTTTTAGCCTGGTAATACATGATGGTTGTGTGGTCACGTTGTAGAAACCGTCCAAGTTCTGGATAGCTCGATGTAGTATGACGCAATGCAATCAATACAAACACATGACGCGCATCTGCCTTCTTGTTACCATTATGTGTCCGTGGCTTCTGAATAAGCTGGTTTAAAGTAACTCCAGTGATTTCGTGTACGCATTCCACAATGTCTGCCAAGGTAATCACTTCTAGATTTCCGTAATCACCAACCCTACGTAACACGCTTCCACCAGTTTCTTTTTCAATCGATAGACAGATGTCTTGTAGCCTTTGACGTCTTCCACAACAATCGCACTGCCATTCGGTGTCAATTTTGTATATTTGAAATCCGCGATGTAATTGCATATGTGTCTCCCACCAATACTTATGTCAAACTTGGGCTGTAATTCCAGCCGTTCTATCTCTCCAGCACTCTGCAAGGCCCTCAATTCTACGTACCGTTTTGCTTCTTTTTTGCTGGCAAAGGAAACCCCATCGATTTCGGTTCGTTTAGCTCTGTACTTTGTCATCCTCTATCTTTCTGATCACAATACCGATTTGCTCTACAATCTGAGGCACTAGCGCATTTCCCAGCGCCTTTAGCTTTTGTGTTCGCATTTCTGCCCCTTTGATGATTCTGGGAATGTCTGGTGGCTCGAAGTCAAATCCTTCATGTCTAGCCAGCCTCGCGGAAAGCCCATCATCCAGCATACCCAGTCTGGATTTAATGTTCCTTGTTCCCAATCCTCTTTTGTTGCTCCTCTTATTTCGGGATGATTGCCCAGCATTTTCTGCATATTCCCATTCGGTGTTCCGCAAGCATCCTCGTTTGCGGTCGGTGTCGGGTAGAGTTTTTCGATATGATTTACTGCGTCCTTCAGCTTCACTCCCCAGCGTACTCCGTCCTTGTTCTTGCGTGAGAACGAGCCGTTCCGCAGTTCCACATTCTTGACTACTCCGCCCTCGATGTCTGACACGCGAGGTGTCGGGTACATCCGCATGGTCACTGGGTTGACTTGCTCCCTTAGATTTGATGGACGAGTGCGACCTTTGCGGTGTCCTTCCATCATTTTCTGGGTGGCTGCCGAACTCCTCTGAGGTAGATGATCCATTGTATTGGGTGTTGCCCACCAGCCACTGTTCATTGACGGTGCTAGCTGGTTCGCTTTGGCGGTTGGTGTGTGCAATAATGAAGATTCGGTTTCTGAGGTGCGGTGCATTGACGGAGCAAGCTGGAAGACAAAATGTTTGGACTTCGTAACTGGCTTTATCTTCCAAGTCAGATAACACGCGGTCGAGCCCCAAGGCGATGTGTCCAGCCACGTTTTCAAAAATGCACCAGCTAGGCTGTTTGGCTTGCACAATCTCAAATATTTCTCCCCAGATATAGCGGTCATCTTTTTCGCCACGTTGCAGTCCAGCGACACTAAATCCTTGGCATGGGTATCCAGCGGTGAGGATGTCGCAGTCTGGAACAAGTCTAGCTGGGTCACGCGCAAGCTCCGTTACATCTTCTGCAATCGGCACATGTTGCCAGTGTTTTTTCAGTATACTGCGACACCAGGAATCCAGTTCGCAGAACAAAACTGGCTCTGATAAGCCAGCCCATGACAACCCTAATGCAAACCCACCGATGCCACTGCATAAATCAACGTGCCTCACTAATCAGCCTGTTTACTCTGTCAGATACATCTAAGTCTTCCATATGTGTCGGTGGCTCATGGTGTAATGCCGATGGTGCGCGTCTTCGCATTTCCTGACGCAGTACAAACTCAGTAAAACTTGCCATGCTTCTGCGTTCTTTTTTTGCGTGTTCTGTGAGCCACTGATGCACTTCTGGGCTGATGCGTACAAATAATCCTATGGTATCCAAAATAAACTCCAATCTAAAAGTAACCTCTAGGTCTTGTAAAAATGATATCGAACTGATATATATTATGGAATAGTACATTCACAGTACATTAACGACACAACAACAAACGGAGAAAACCTATGGCAGCCATAGAAAAAGACAACATTGTAAGAGCAATTATCGCAACAGACTACACTAAAATAGACGATGGTTTGAACAAGCTATGCCGATATGTACAGGACATTTATAACCAGACAGATGGCGGTGTAGCTGGGATGTTCTGGTCTACATATAAAGATAGCGATGGGAATGTTGTGGGTCTTAAAGACTACGATATATTAATGGAGTACGTCACTCAGGAAGAGATGTACCAGCCTCAAGACTATATACAAGCGTTGCTGGAAAAGACAAATGAGAGACTGCATGAGCGTTACTACGAAGGGTTAGTTAAAGATGAACCACTTGTTACAGGTAAAACACCACCAGATTGGAAAGACAGTAGCTATAGTAATGACGAATGCCGTTCTATTTGCTTCTACACAGACAACGACAACGAAACCTATGTCTATCTCCATGCCTTTGAGACAAAGGAAGATGCACAGTCCGTTGACTATGCCATGAAACAGTTTTCCGTCAATGCCTATGTCGGTGGCGATAACACGTTCAGCGAAGCGTTTGACGATGAAGATGACGCAATCAAAAGTGCTATCATACAGGCACACGCACAATGGGTCGAACATGGTTTATATCCAATCCACAAATTCGGCTCAGACATCGCAGACCTTATGAATCAATATGATGGTGGCAAGCTAGAACCTCAACAAGCGTTTCAAGATATCACCAACATTTGTAATTATTGGTTAAAGAAAAACGTCACGGTAACTGATGAGGCTTGAGTAGCCGAAACCAGCACTTGTCTATAGTGCTGGTCTTACCGACACAACAATACGGAGAAATAAAATGTTTACATTTAAAAATGGTGACACACTACAATTAAAAAATATCCAGTACGCAGAGTTTGCCTCAGAAGAGACACATTGTTTTGAGGCATCAGTGTATTTCAATAACACATTAATTGGCACGGTATCAAACGAAGGTCGTGGTGGTGCTAATCGCTTTGAGCCTTTTCTGTCAGCCACTGATGCACTGGAATACGGAAAGAATAACAGACTATGGGCTGACTTGGATACACGCATCAAAGAAGAACATCCAAAACATTACATCGAATGGGATGATAGCTATAACGATACCTCACTAGAGGTCTGGGTAAGTGAGCAAGTGTTTCTATGGCTTTGCGAAAAGGATTACAAGAAACTCATCAAATCAAAAATTGTCTACACAGAACCACAATCAGATAAACCAGATGCAGTATATACTATGGGCTTAAAAGGTGTACGTAAAATCAACGAACATCATATTGCATGGGCAAAAGCCAATCATAAAGACTGGTCTATCCTAAATGATATGCCGATGGATGAGGCAATTAAGATATTTGCAAAAGCATAGGAGCAAACTGATGCAAATTAAAAAAGAAATCTGGGCAGATAGGTATCCTTTTTTCTGCATAAATCTGCAAGGGATGCACGTTGTATCAATAGAAGAATATGACAATCAGGGATTGGTAAAATTCAAAGAGCCTATCCCCGAATGTGAGGAGTGGGATAATTGCGTAGTCTATCAATTATTAGACGATGATGAAAACGAAATCGCAAATTATAATTACATCAAATCGGAATGGGAGCAATTCGATGGCAATTAGATCAACGGCTGGTCAGGAGCATGTAGGCGAGTTTTTCGCCTATGTGCGTGTCTCTACAGACGACCAAGACAATGACCGACAACGCAAAGAAATACGTGACTGGCTCAATGGTGGTAAGCATACTGTTAAATGGTATGAAGATAAAATCACTGGCACAGTTCATCCTGAGATGAGGGAAGGGCTGGCACAATGTATCCGCGATTGTCGTAAGGCTAAAGGTACAATCATCCTGTCAGACATAGATAGATTTTCACGTACTGCATGGCAGACACTACAGTTTTTCGATGAGAAGGTGCAACGTGGTAAGATAAAACTGGTGGTCGTCAATGACCCACTGATTACTGAGAATGCACTGGGATTACAGATGAAAACTTTGATTGCCGAAGGTGAATTAAAAAAGATACAGGAGCGCACAAAATCTAAACTGGATTTTATCAAAGAAGAAATGTCGCACCAAGGTCATTACATCACCAAGGACGGCAAGAAGATAACAAAGCTAGGTGCAGATACCAATGTACTTGCAAAGGCGCGTGACGAGGCTAAAATCGTCATAGAGAGGCAAGCAGATGTCTTTGCAGAGAAAATGAAACCCTTGCTAAAATATTATATAGATCAGGATTTCACCTATCAGCAAATTGCAGACGAGCTAAACACACGACAAGAGAAAACCAGAAGAGGGGGGGAGTGGTATCCTTCTACTGTGCGTAATTTAATTAAACGACTTATGGGAGAATAAACATGACTAACTACAGAGATAACGACCATGTTAATGGTCACGATGACGAAGCACAAGCACCACCTAAAAAACATATGTCATTGCGTAATCAGCGACTTGTAAATTTACATGACAGAATACCTGACGATTACGTAACAGGGCTGACAATGCCTGACGGCATCCCTCTCAATGGTAACATCAATGCTTGGAACGATTACTGTATGACGCTAGCCTACATGCAACTGACCGCAAACGATGGTACTTACGACACTAAATATAAAAAATGTATTGAGTATTTTAAATCAACTTTTCAAAAAATGAGTGTATTTCGTCTTTTATATTTACAACATAGTGTAGGCGGTAAATACACAAAATCATTCATTTACAGGCGACTTAACTTAACAAGAGGCTTTGTCTATGGTGTCATCAATGATGCCGTTCAAGAGGGTTGGTTCACTGACGATAAAAACGGCATATCCCTTACCCAACATAGCATAGAGGCATTCCGACATTACGCAATGAAGTGGTGGAAAGCGAACGAAAATAGTGGATTATCAGGGCAGTATTTCCGCGTTTGGCATAGTCGAAATGCTGATTTCGTTAAAGACAATATTTGTAATCAGTATTTACAAAAGTACCTGTAAGCGATTTGACAATCACAACACACCGACACAACATTAACAATACAGAGAGCGTACAAAGATGGAAAAGAAAGAAAAGTTACGGATACAAAATAGACAAATTAGTCGATGGGAAGCTGAGAACTGGAACACTAAGTTCAAGTCATCACACCAAGCGAATAAGGTAGCTAAACGTGAGATGAATGATGCTGATTATCTGATCTACAGAGGCATACGTCCATCGTGTCGTATCACCGTACCACTTATTTCTTATACACATATTCGTGAGGCTGCCATGACGTTTAGACGACTTGCAACAGGGTTAGAAGAGATACATTCAAACACCAGTATCTCTGTTGAGAGCCGTGTCAAGTTAGCGCAAGGCGAGTGTGTCATGGCAAACCAGCACCTTAAAAATAAGGCGCGTAGAGACTATGAACTAGACCCTGACGGTACGTTTAATAATACGCGGTAGTGCAGAGTTTTACTAGTATAGGTTGAAATCTCAGAGCGACCGTTTAGAATGTGTATGTGTTAGAAACAATATGTAAAGGATTGTAATCAAATGCTATTTACTTATTTTTGTCGCATAATATATATTGCGACTGGTCAGAGTTTGGTTAGGGTAGACAGTCTAGACAGACTAGATAGCCTAACTAGGTTAGGCAAAAATATATTACGTTTGTTATTTATGTTTACCCTCTCTTTATTTTTTGTCCTTATAATATGGGCTTTCTTCTGGGTAGCTTGCTTTGCCAGTGATGTGTGTTACAACGCACAATTTATTGAGTTACCGTAATGAAGTGGTCTAATGACGCACACGAACTAGGAGCAAGTAAAGTTCCTATTGCGGTACTTGGCAAAGACAGGTTCGGTACATCACGCAATGACCTCAAACAGATTGTCCATCAGGCAAGGGCTGGTGTCACACACGTTGACAATAGATATGCCGATGCTAGTGAACGTGGCAACGAACTAGAAAAACCACTGGCTGAATGGGCAGTCAAACGTATTCGTAAATATTGTACCAGTCCGCAAGACGCAGTGCTGGTGTATCCCAAAGAAGGCTACCGCATAGAGGATGAAAAGATATGTGCCAGTCTGGATGCGATGGTTTTCATTCAAGGTGGTAACGTCAAAATATGGTGTCCGTTTGGCGAGTTCATCTTGCCAGAAGGCGAGTACATACCACTGGAAATAAAAACAGATGGATATACAGAGGGACCTCCGACCGAAGAGCATGTCATCCAGCTACATACTCAGATGATGTGTACAGGCACATCGATGGGTATCATTGCAAAGCTGGGACCTAAACTCAATTTTGATTTATGGTGCTATGAGCGTGACGATGATTTGTGTGCAGTCATTCTGCAAAAGGTGAGGGAGTTTTGGTACAATGTTGAACACGATATTGATTTCGATGAGACAGAACAGAAACCAGCAGTTGTTGATCTAAATGGCAATGATGAAGCAGAGCGATTACAGGCAATGGTAGATGGCTATCTCAAGGCAAAAGCAAAACAAGAGGATGCCAAGGTTGAGAAGGAACAATATCAGGAGTTGATAGAAGTGTTTCTGCATCGAAACAATGTGCAAATTGGCTCACTGGGTAACCATCGGCTGGAATATAAAAAAGTTCTACGCAAATCCAAACCAGAACAAATCACACCAGCAACACCAGCCACAGAATATTATCGATTTTCAGTAAAGGAATTATAGATGGATTTAATCGTACCGAAAACATTAGACCAAGCTATGTCACTAGCCGAAATGCTATCTAAATCAACTATCGTACCACAAAATTATCAGGGTAATTCTGCGAATTGTTTTGTTGCGATCCAACAGGCATTAACATTAAAGATGTCGGTGTACCAAGCAATGCTATCTATTGCAGTAATTAATGGCAAACCAACTATCTATGGTGATGCCTTGCTTGCTCTGGTAAGGGCAGACAAGAGGTGTCTAGGTGTTGAAGAGGACATTGAGAAAGTACCAAACCCTGACAAACAAGGTGAGTTTAGAGAGGTAGTTGCTACCTGTACCGTAAAGCGAGAGCATCATAACAAGACCGTAGAAACCATCACACGATACTTCAGATGGTCGGATGCACAACGTGCTAATCTTATCGGTAAATCGGGACCTTGGAAGCAATACCCAGAGCGCATGTTACAGATGAGGGCAAGGGCATTTGCCCTGAGAGATAGCTTCCCAGATGTCCTAGCTGGCATGTCAGTGACGGAAGAAGTTGAGGATTATTCTGAGGAAAATCTGGAAAAAATTAGACCGTTACAGAATATTACACCACAACCCCAGCCAGCAAAAACATTATCAGACAAACAACAGATGGCAGAAAAAAAAGCAGCTGGCTACAACAGAAATCCGCAAGACATTGTGAGCAAAGTTACAGAGGGTAATAGAGATGAGACAATCAATAACTAAAGAGCAAAAACGTGTGCTTGATTGTTATTCAAAATTCCAGAAGAGGCACGGTTACACTCCGACTATGCGAGAGGTTAGCAAAAAATTAAAATACAAATCACACACGACAGTCAGGCAACACCTACTTAGTCTACAAGACAGAGGCTATATAGACATGGTAGCTGGTAGGACGTCAGGTATTACAATACTCTAAACGTCACGTATCATCTCTGCTACACGTTTAGCTCTGGCTGGTGTCTGCTCATGCCAACGCGACTTGAGTGCATGTTCGGCTGCCAAGTCGAACTGTTTATTCTCCATAGCTTCTAGCTGATTACTAAATTGCATCAACGTAGGCACACCCAGTTGGAATGCCTGGAGTACAAGTGCTTTACGTGGGTTGATAGGTAATGTTCTCCACCATTTCAGACGGTCATCAAGCTCATCCATCATGTTGAGAATATCGCTATCGAGCAAATACTCTGCTTCTTCTTCTGATATACCAGCACCTTTTTTCTTGCGATCTACCAGTCTGCCATAACCTATTGTGTCAAAACCTAGGTGGTCTTTATACAATACATGCCGACCATTTTCTATGATAGCACCTTCTTCTACTTTTAGAATGTCTGCTATCTCTGACAAGAATGTATCCTGTTCGCTTGCCTTAGATAAATCTGTCATGTTACTTCTTCTTTTTTTTCGGGAAGCCAGCTTTCATATTGGCATATGCCTCATCAGAAATGGTACTGTTCTTCTTGCTACGTGATATACCCTTGCGTCTTCGGGCATTTATATTCGCATATAGTCCAGGTTTGCTCATTCTTTTTTTCCTTTCTTATTGTTGAGAAATCCCTCTACTGCACCACCAGCAAAATAGAAGGACAAGATAATCAGCATGGCGTAGTTGATGGAGAATTGATCCATTACGGATGTGACTGCTTGTGCATCACCGTAACCGCTTATCGTCATGCCTAACACCAGCACATAGCTGGATAAAAATGTGAACGAAAACATCAACGCCAGATACCTCTGACATAATTTAAAAGGCTGGTAAGCCTGTAGTAACTGCACACGGCTCTGTGATTTGATTGCAATCTCTTCTTCTTTAGATACGTGCATCTTGTCGATAAGCTGCATACCGCTTTCGACCACACCCTTGCTACCCAGAATTGTTTTTAATACAGCAAACATATGTACTCCTTCTTATAAAAAAATAATCATAGCAATTAAGCCAGCGCTTAACGCACAGATAGCAAGTAAAACACCAGCGCCAATCTCCACATCATGGATAATTTGCTCTCGCCTTTTGCGTCTAGCAATACGTTCTGCCTTTTCTGCTTCTTTCTGTTCGTGTATTCTTTGCGCCCTGAGTGTTACTATTGAAGCCCAAGTACCATGTCCAAATCTGGCATCTATTAGCTGCCTCATGGTATCGAGTTCCTCTTCAGCTAACTTGGCATCAATAATTTCGTGTGCGACCTCTTTGTGCGAATGAGTTTTCTTAGCGTTTCGCTTTGCAGCATGTGCTTGGTCACGACCCTCAAAAAGATTGTCGATTGCATCAGCCATCTCGCCAATGTCTTTAGCCGTGTTGATGTTTTGTTTTATGAAGTCAACGCCACTGCGTACTAAAGCTAAACCAGTGAGAACCTCTGCGACAACCATCACTTTCTCTCCAATGCCCTATCGAGCTTGTCTTCTAGACGGTTCAATGCGTCTATCAACTGTCGCATGTCATCACGTAATTCTAACCTAGTGGCATACTCCTCTCGCGTTTTGTTCAATAAAATTTGTAACCGTTTTACTTCCACAAACATTTGTCTGAAGGCCCAGAAAATAGGAGCAAACACAACGGTCAAAATAATATTCCAAAATAACATCGGGTCTATTTGCATGTGCTTCCTCTAACTTATCAGTGGTGTTGTTGGTGGTGTTATACCGTTAGCGTTGTACAATGTAAGCCAGTCACTACGGTTCACTCGTATTCTTATTTCGGACATCTGCCCTAAGTTCCAGTTGTTGTGGGCGAATGCTAGGTTTGTGTTAGGTGACCAACTGGTAAAGTTACTTCGTGTTCCCCTGTCAGTATAATGACTGCTGCCATTGTCTACCCTTGTAAGGTACTGGAAAAACTTACCGTCACTCATTTGCACACCTTGAATGACATGATACCATTTGTTGTCGGTTATATAGCCACTGACATGACCTTCTCTATTACCTTGGTATCCATATTCGATATAAAAAGCTGGTCTTCCAGAAGTGTTGCTAGAGTAGTTCTCCATGTTCCAGCCGTACCCAATGTTACTCCAACCACCCTGGACATGATATTGAGTCCATGAGCTACTAAAAGCTGTGCCGCTTTTTACTAAAAAGAAATATTCCAGGGTAATGTTTGTAGTCAGGTTCTGCATGTTTGATAGCCAACTCGATGGAGTGGTAAACTGTCCATTTTGAGAAGAACCATTTATATCGAATACTGTAGAATGACCGACAGGGCTGGTATCAACAGCACTTTGAAAAGTTCTGCCAGACCCACTGACGCTGAACCAATTTGTATTCTCTACAGCATCCGTGCTACCAGCATCAGAGGTGTAGGCTTTTATTCCTGATAGGGATGTACCAGTGCTTTCATTCAAAGGTACATATAATATTACATCGCTGGGCAAACTTAGTTCTGGCTTGTGCCATATAACATTGCTACCACTATAAACCGTATGCACATAGGTTGAGCCATATCTGATTTCTTCTGGGGTTGTTGAGCCTATTTTAAGTTTGTCAGTAATTATCGTACCGTCATGGACAGGCGCACCAGATAGACCTGACCCAGCGGTTGCTGAACTAGGAAACGCACCTAGCCCAGAGATGTTCATACCTCTGTAGTAGCCTAAACCACTGATTTTAGGGGCAGCCATTAGTACAACTCTACATAAGCATCATGGATGTACAATTTTTCAGTAACATTCGTGGTGCTTGTTGTGAATATTAGAAAAAGGAAAACAGAGTTTATTTTACCATTTCCATGAGGAAGAGTTATTGTTGTAGATGTCGGGTTTGCTTGGTCAGTGCTGATGCCTGATAGTGTTGATATATTAGCAGAAGGTGTGGTGTTTGTTCCGTTTCTGAAAGAACGAAATAATTGAGGATTATTAGATGCGTTACTTGTTTTACTTAACACTAATTGTAACCGCGCTCTATCTTTAGCAGTATCTGACCCAGTTGGATTGTAATCTGTTGGTACTTGTACTTCTAATCCGTATGCGTAAGTACCTAGTGCCCCACCATTTTGAAGCACAACAACTTCATTAGAATTTACAGTTTCATTATAGGCTAGTACAGCACTGCCAGCACTACCAGCCGTATCTGGTAATAATAATAGCGGTAAATTATCGTAATCATTTGCGTCACAACCAAAGGCTGCTGGGAAATTTGTATTACTTGTTGCGATTGAAACGCCAACTTGTGTTCCAATAGTGTTTTGTGTTGTTTTGTAATTACTACCGCCACACTGCAACACACCTAAACTAGCAACAGGTATCATATCACCGTGTGTCTGTTGTTCTAATACTTTTCTCTGCCAAAAGTTAGAGGCAACAAGTGGAAGATGTCTACAAAATGGTCTACTCGCTTCGTCACTTGGTATAGACCCACCACTGTTTGGCGCATAAGCATCCCACGAACTAATGGTGCTCATCCAATGTCCACTTACTCCAGGTCTGTATAATGTTGATGGGTAAGTGTAGGTTATATTACTATATAAACCATCGTTCCTGTTAGCATTTAGTCCTTTTGCTCTTGCATCAGTTACACGACTAAAATAACTACTGCCATTTAAAAACTCAATATTAGGGTTAGCAGCATTGTTATTGATAAAACCAGCTTGTGTTGTGACAAAACCGTTTTCCCCTCCGTCACAATAGATAGAACCTATTTTTGTTGTTCTACCAGTAAAATTACCACCAACCGCCCTAAAAAACCACCTATCAGTAATTGTTAAATTAACTTGACAGGTAGCAGTTTGATTTGCCGATCCAGCACCCCAAGCATACCCAGTAACAAGCCCTACCTCTAAACTTGAATTACTACCATCCGCAGTCATTTGACCATTCTGATAACTTGTAGAGGTATAGAGGTTTGAATCTTCATAAAAATTAAAAGACCCCCATTGATGTGCAACGCTAGGTCTATCAGCATATAATTGAACACCTCTAAAATATCTGTATCGTTCAAATAACCCCAAGCGACCGCAATCGAAATGGACAGACGTTCCTTTAAATTGCACATATTCACCGAAATCATTCTGCCTCAAAGTTACAAACGAATATCCACCTTGCTCTGTTTCACTAGTCCACCCAGCACTAACCTTAATAATTCGCCCATTCATGTTGAACCAATGATACTTATCTTGATTGGTAATATCTTCTTCGTGAAAATAACTATTTTTGAAAACAGCTATATCACAAAATGTAGAAGGTGAAGCAGAACTCCCACTATAACCAGCCCTTGCGGCAGCTTCCATGACAACATTAAGTGCGCCATATTCACCTCGCACTGTGTTTGATGCAGTAGAACCATTTTTGTTAAAAGCAGTACCACTACGCAACACTAATGGCATCTTGAGTATGCCACTAACAGATGGGTACATAGCATCGATATTAGAACCTGACAGATACAAGTATCTACTACTATAAGAAGTGCTGGCTATAGTATTAGCCCATACAGTGTTACCAGAAGCTGGGTACATTTCATTACCCGATAAATACCAACTGCCAATACTAGCGGTATACTCTGACATTGTTTTCCCTTTAATTCTAACTTCGGTATTACTCTGTAGGGTAACTCCATTCACCGATGTTGCACTGCTACTATTGTTTTGAAAATCATTCCATTTAAAGGGATTAGCGTATGTACCGTTTCTTGTAGTATTATATGTTGATGTGTTTGTACCAGCGCAAAGCGCACTGGTGTCAGAATTTGCAGCCGCACCAGTAATATAAGGGTCTATCCAAACAACAGGCATTAGGGTAACTCCGCTTCTTTTTGAATTGTCCAATCATTGACGTATGTACCAACGACACCATAAACATCGGATGGGTCTACAATATTCTCATTTGGTATTGTAATAGTTTCATCATATTCCATTACTAGTTGTGCGCTGTTCATTATGGCGGCAGTTATCCGAATTTGTACCGTGTCATCATCGGTTGGTAAGATATCTGCTTGAGGTTTTTGCACCCATTTTCTATAGAGCATTGTACCTATCCTGTTACAAAATATATGGTGTTGCTGTCTGGGCTACTGGGCATACTCGCAACTACGCTGAGATGATAGTTATCTACTGTATCTGCATTGGTAGCAGAACCACCACCGCCACCAGTTGCATCGGCTGCATTCTCCCACTTGGAAGTGTTACTATTATATTTTAATACTTGCCCATTACTTAGACTACTTAGGCTTACATCTGTCAGTGAACTGACAGAACCGCCACCACCAGCATCAGTCGCTGGTGACCATGCCGACCCATTCCATTTGAGGACCTCGCCAGTATTCGGGCTGGTAGTTGCGACATTAGCTAAATCAGATAGGTTGCTTAGAGTGGACAGTAACGTACCGTTCCCTGGTGGGATGTCCATTGTAAAATTACCACTGCTTGGGAAAGTGGAATGGGCTGGTGCGCGAAGTGCTTGGTAATGTTGATTTGTCGTTTCACAGTACAATCGAACTTCAGAACGTGTGCCTGTATTTTTGATACTAACAATACCGCCAGCTATCTCAATACCACCAGTAATGTCGGTCAAATTTGCATTGGCAGTAAAACTACTGTCGTTATTAAAAATACTTAATGGTATCTCGTTTGCCGCCTTACGTCTGTCTGCTCCATTATCTAAAACAATAAACTCATCTGTGCCGACCATTGCTTGCGTCATGTCGGTAAGTTCAGATAAATCTACATCTAATGTTACAGAACCACTATCACCACCACCGCTCAACCCAGTGCCGGCAGTAACTCCTGTTATATCTCCAGTGGGTATGGTTGGCGTGTTTGTAAAGTTATTATAATCGAGATAATAGCTAGCAGCTTGACTGTTTAATTGTGTCGCGTTTGATGCCGTACCAGTTAAAGCACCTACAAACGTGGTAGCAGTTACAGTACCGTCAGTTTCAAGTGTCACTGCATCAGTTGTTCCACTCGACCTAATTTTCAATTCACCGAAATTTATTAAAGTTTGTGTATTAGGTAAATATTGTAAACCAGCTTTGTTATAAACAGTTTCAGCAACTCCACTACTAGTATTAAGACCTTGTGTGAAAAGTAGATAATGTGTCAACGCAGAGGTGCTTAATGCTTCAACCTTTACTTGGTCTGCGGAACTAGCAGTTGACGCATTACCAGTGAGAGCGCCTACAAAGGTTGTGGCTGTAAGTGTGCCGTTTGATTTTGTAAATACAAATCTGTCTGTACCGTTGTCCGTAATTTTCACACTATCGGCTGGACTTTCCAATTCAATTTCTAGATCAGAATTTGTATCGTCATAAAAAATCTTAACTGCGTCTGTTGTATTGTTTTGTGAATAATATCTAATAAAGTTACCGCTTTGGTTAAAGTCTAATACAGAGGTTCGTAGCGTACTAAATACCGTCATGTTTGCACTTGGATGGTGGTATGGAAACCCATCTGTTTCCAGTGTTTCTATTGTTGCAGTGGCGTTGTTAGCGTCAACCATCGTCAAATAACGTATATCACTGCTACCAACTATTTTTGTTGTTTTGATGGTGTCTGCACTAGCCACGTTACCAGAGCTTGTTATATATCCAGCACCATTAGTCAGTTGGTTATTGTTGGTTGGTATCGTTGGTGTATTAGATAAATCATTATAGCTACCGCTAGTAGCCACAGTAGCAAACCCAGCTTCGGCTGGTGTCTGGTTGATAAACTTGCCAGTAGACCCATCGTAGGCTATGATATCGTTATCGGCTACGCTGGATATTGTTGTGTCGGTTAACGCCACCAGCGTAGTCGTCAGCGTTGGAACATTAGTAAAGTTATTATAGTCGAGGTAGTAAGAACCGTCTTGGTCATCTAATTTATCCACATTTAAATTTGCTACTTTGGTGGTTGAAGTAACAACTAGTGGAGCAACACCAGTATTTTGCGTTATTGTTATTGGATCGGTAACTGAAATATCATTTGCATTTATATCAGCAAAGAAACCGTTTTTCGCTCTAACATCAAGAAATCTATTAGAGCTAGTTCCTAATGACAAACCTTCGTTGCTTGATGGGTGTAAAGATGTTGCATTAAATGTTAATTTGTTTGAACCACCAACAAAAAATCTAATTATGTTATCGGAAGAACCTGATATTTTAGTGTTTCCATCACCATCTATAAGTAAATCGTTTCCATTTAAATCGAGGTCACCTGACAATGATAACGTAATAAAACCACTATCATTTGTAAGGTCACTGGTTGCACTTGGAATTGTCGGAGTTCCAGACAGGTCACTATAAGCGCCAGAAGTAGCTACGGTTGCCAAACCAAGATTTGTAACAGCGTTAGCTTTTTGTGTTGCTGTAAGCCCTTGGTTATTGACGTCAATCCGTAAACGATTGCCTAAAGCATTAGTCACAGTCGTATTAAAGTTTGGATCATCATTTATAGCGGCTGCAATTTCGTTTAAGGTATCTAATGTACTGGGTGCGCTATCGACAAGTTGTGCTAGTTCTTGCTGTACAAATGCAGTAGTAGCTATTTGTGTTGTAGATGTATCAGCACTCGCGGTTGGTGCTGTTGGCGTTCCTGTAAGGGCTGGTGATGCTAGTGGTGCTTTAGCATCTAAAGATGTCTGTAAGTTGTCTACGTTAGCAATAGTATGATTATGGCTATCATCAGCAATAACGATTGCATTATATGTACCAGATACATCACCGCCAAAGCTGGTGGATGTTGTAAGTGCTGTGCTAGCTTGTTGATAATATGTGCCTTCTTGCCCATCTAATTTATCGGCATCCAATCCAGAGCCAGTACCATCATTAGTTGTATCAAAAAATCCTAGACCGCGAATATCACTGGCATTCTGGTCAGCAGTCGCACCTGTCTCTATGCCATCAAGTTTAGTATGGTCAGCATCTGTAAAGACATTACTATCAGTAGCACTAGCAACCAACGCACGTATCTCGCTGTCTGTTTGGTCGGCTGTTGCATTATTTTCTATATTGTTTAATTTTGTGTGGTCAGCATCGGTGAATACATTTGAATCTGTCGCGCTCTCTACCAGCGTTCTTATCTCACTTGCATCTTGGTCAGCGGTTGCTCCTGTTTCAATGCCAGTAAGTTTTGTTTTTTCAGCATCTGTAAAAGCATTGGTGTTAGCATTGTTTTCATAGGCTGTTTTAATTTCTGCATCGTTTTGGTCAGCGGTCGCACCAGCCTCTATACCATCTAGTTTAGTTTTGTCTGTTTCAGACATTAGACCTGGCGTTGATGTTGTTGCATTATCTGTAAGAGATGCCACTGCTATCGGGTTACCATTTGCATCAAACTGCAATACCTTACTAGCTCTATCAGCTTTTTTAGGTAGCTCCATATCTACGTCATCAGGGTCATGCTCTGGTGGATGTATTGCCCTCGATGCCTTTTCGTCTACTTGCTGAGAGATGATACGTTGTGTGTCAAAGTCATTTTCTAATGAGGCAGCTGTGAGCGCTCCAGCTACAGAGTAAACGCTAGAACGTGCTATCGGTATTGCAGATACCAATGTTACTTTTTGAGAAGACGTAGGGCCTTGACCTGATGCAAAAGTTACAGACCCAGCACCAGTGGCTAGTAGAGTTACCGTGTAATGTTGTGTTTCTGTTTTTTTAACATTGTCGATGTAAACAGATATTTCTGACGTTGCGTTAATTTGAAACGCAAAAGAGTAGGGGCCTAGTCCAGAAGACCCATCGTATTGTACTCGCCTGTTTGCCGCTACTATTTCTCTTGTTGTCATTCTAAAACCCTCTTTTAGATTTTATAAATTAAAATCATTCTTCTCCAAACAAATAACTTAACCTTGGGATTTCTTTTATTAATGCTTCTTTGGCATAAATTCTTCGTCTTGATACCACATCCGATAACATAGCGTATTTATTATCATCAATAATCTCGTCTTTATACTCATCACTTTCCATTACTGCATCTAATTTAAATGCTAATGTATTTGTTTCATCATATCCAATGTCACCAGGCAATCTGTATTTATATTTACCGCCATATCCTCTATAGACATCGATATCATTTATAAACCTTATGTACTGGTCTTGCTCTACATCGCTTAAATATATCTCATTGATTTTATTTTTATGTGGGGAAAATGCACCAGCGCCAACATCTGCTAGTCTAATAAGTTCTTTATCGAGAGAGTTGAACTGCCCATTTTGTATGCGAATAGGGTTATAATATTCGTCTGTGCGACCTTCACCTTGTGTAACTTCTTCTCCCCAGAAATTCAATCTGGTTAACAGTTCCCCAGAAAAAGCTGGATTGCCAGCCTTGGCACGTTGGAGAGCCGTATAAAATCCACGCATCCAGTCACCGCTACCGACATATTCCTCTGGTAATCCTGTATTACTAGCTAGCGGATTTGCTACACGTTCCATTACACGTTTATAACTATCGGTCGGAATAGGTATCATTGGGAAATCTTCGTGATATTTTTCTGCTAACATTTGCACACCGCCAAACGTCATACGGTCGGCAGAGCCAGCGACATTGGTTGCAAGGCTACCTACTTGGTTGCCCATCCAGTATTGCATCCTGTCTGCCCATCTCTCTGGGTCACCAGAACGATTAGACGCTGCATCAAATAATTCTGATACACCTTGTAGGAATGGCATATTACCAGCATATTCTGCTACAGATAACGTCATTGCTGTGAGCATAGACTGTGCATACTCTAATGCTTTTGGATCATCACCAGCCATCCGCATATACATGGTGTAGTCGGCAGCCATCATCATCAAACCTGATAATGGGTCAAATCTGCTAAATGTATAGTTTCGATACCCACCGTCTTCCTGTTTAATACCAAATGAATATAAAGGTACGTTTGCTCCACTAGCGATGTTACGTTGGATTTTTTTGTTTGGAGATATACTGCCCCTTATAACAATATCATCGCCTAGCATACCATTTGTGAGCATAAGTGTAGCGCCAACAATAGCATTACCAGTCAACAGTTTGCCCATTGCCTCATCGAACTCTCTACCAGTTCCTGTTTTAATAGCTTTGTAGACAGGATAAACATTAAGTGTTCTATCAAAAACGGCATTGATAATATTGGTTGGCGTATTGTAAAAAGGTACAATAATTTTCATTAAAGGATGTTGCGTCAGATTAGCTGGCATTGCACCAAATATACCCTCTGGTCTATTTTGAAACGTCATTTTCAATGCGTCTTTATCCATAAGGTCTAATACATCTTGTGGTGGTTTGCTGATAACATCCTGATATTTTTTCGATGATAGCTCTTTTGCTTTTTCGGGTGATAACCCAGCTTGTCGGGCATTGCGATAAGATACCTGACTGCGTAAATGTGCCTCTCTGTACAGCACTCTACGTTTTGTAATTGCTTTAAAGTAGGCATCTTCTGTAGCTAACATACGTCCAGGGATGCGATTTAGTACGCCAAGTATATCTATTGTAGAATTAAAAATATCGCCTTGTGCTAAATTACCAGCTATCTCGCTGATATCATCTGTACCACCAATAGCAGTACGTGCTTTTAAATCAATCTTACCAAGGTCTTCGTTACGTCCTCTGATAGCGGTACGTGCCATCAGAATGAGCGCATCCTTTTGCGCCATCATCATACCATATGCTTCAGCAGCCGCCTCTGATGCATACGCTCTATCATCAAGGGTATGGACGATTTTTTTCTTACCAGTTTTAGTTGTAATGGTGTTAGCGCCAGTAAAACCTCCCAGACCTAAATCTCCAGCGGTTCTGATGCTTCCTACTAAACCAGCCATACCGCGCTCTGCTAGCGTCTGTATTTGAAAAGCTAAGTTACCACCAATATTAATCATATGAGTGACTGGTGAGCTTAATAGCGCGTTTATGTACATCTCCATAGCCGCACTTAATGTTTTGCTTTCTGGTAGGTTTTCTGCAAACTTAGCTCGTTGTGCTTTTTTGGTTAGGCTGGTAAGAGAGAATAAATTGTAATTTATTGTGCCTTCATCCATCTCCTGTATCACACCGCTAACGTCATCTATTAACTGGTCTAGATTGAAATCTCGCAACTTTGCCATATTAGATACTACTGATAAACCACGACCATACTCACTCGCACTTGCAGACACAGAGGCAGCTAGTTTCGTTGTGGCATTGGCTAATAACATAACCTTACGATATGCTTCTTTTTTCTGTGGACCTTCTAGAGTAAGTGCTTTTTTTGCACCAGCTTGTAACTCTTGTGTACCATTTAACTTATTTTTGTCAATCATTTTTAACAAGTCCATAACCACTTTAGCTGTAAGATTATTTGAATCGTTATCTTTCTTTTCTTGAATCTTAGCTGCTTCAACCATAGCATCAATATCAACTTCTTTTTCTTTAAGTTTTATTTCTCTATCTTTAAATTGAGCATCAACCATCTCTCTTTGTTTCTTTAATTCAAGTTCAGATTTTTGTAACTCAATGTTTTGTTGTTCAATACTAGCTAGTCCCCCTTGAGCTGCTAGTTGGTTAGCTTGTAATATTTGTTGAGCTGATTGTGACATAATCATTCCTAAACTGGCTCCTTGATCTAACTGACCTTCTTGAGCTTTCATTAGTCCACCCATCTGTTCTTGGAATCGTAG